CTATAACCTACATGAACCCAAGAGTAATTAAACTCATTAATTAACTGATCTATTTCTAAGTTGTCTTTAATAAAATCAAATATCATTTTATTAGTTACCTCTCCACCATGCCCATCCATATCTATATCTGCCGCACGGCCCTTGCAATGATCTGAATTTAAACTGCCTCCAATGAAATGGTTAAGGTCAGCACTTCTGTATCCACTAGAAATATTAATAGGGCCAAACTTTGCTCTAATAGGTTCTAGTACCTTCTCGCATAAAGTCTTTATGTTTTCTAAATGCTCAGGTGTTGGGTTATTACTAACTCCTTCACGCTTTGCTGACTCACTCCTGGTGAACTCGCATAAGTCAAAATGTGCTGATAACTTCATAACTATTTTTTAAATACTTTCTCTACTGTTGTTAAGCCTAAACAACCAAACGCTAACAAAGCTACTGATTCTACAAGTATTGTTGCAGGAGCAGTATGTTCATCACTAAAACTATTGTGGTACATAGTAACGCATAATGATATTACGCATAGTAAACCACATAATCTTTTCATACTTAATCTTCCGTTATCTTCCGTAAAAAACTGTTTCATATTAATTTCCTGTTGTATCTACTTTAGTCTTACCCCAAAAGCTTTTCTTCTCTTTTATCTGAATAGTATCATGAATGTAAATAGTATCTATTTTTATCTTCATTGCACTTATGTCATTTTTAAGTTGCTTATTCTCATTAGATAACTGAGCTATCTTGTTAGTAGTAGTTATTATTAGCTTGTCTTTAGTCTTATCTGCTTTTATTTGAACCTTTTTATTATGTTCTAGTGTCTTACTAAAATCACTCATTAACTGTTTAAACTCTCTGTCATCTTTAGTTAATTTAGGTTCTTTAACTCCTTCTACTTTAACATATCCTATTAAGGTGAAGATTGACAATAATGAAAAGAATAATAATTTCATGGCTATTATTTTACAGATTTTTTAATAGCTCCTAAGTCTTGTAGCGTTTCTAGTTTAGTACTAGTAGCACTTAAAGCAGTCTTACACTCCATTAGGGCTTGTGTTTTTAAGGAATCCTTATGCTCAAGGTTGGTTATTCTGTATTCCTGGCTTTGTATTTGGCCTTTGAATGTGCTTTTAATATCTACATACAAATAGGATATACCTATAAGTACAACGAATAATGTACCCACAATAGGGTTTTTAGCGAAATCTTTAAACGATATAGGTAATGGGTTTACTCCCAATACACCTTCTTTTTTTGCTGCCATTTTACTTTTTTCCTATTTTAAAGTAGATACCACCAGAGTACCCAATATTATAATTTTTACTAATATCTACGCTAAGGCCTATTAGAGCCTTATTTCTGACACTTAGCATCAAGGAAGGACTTAGTACTTCCAAGCCTACAAGTGGTCTGTATGAGCCTCTAATGCCCCAATAAAGGGTATTAGTAGCTTTACTAGCGTAGAACTCTCTTACAACGATGGTTTTTTGGGTTATATCTGCCTTAAATCCTCTACTAATGATCCTATTTTGGCTGATAGTATCATCTATTACAAAGATATTAGAATCTTTCTTAATAGTGTCAGAATAAGCCTTGACTTGGCTATAATCGGATATTATGCGTATCGTATCGGATATATGCGTATATAAGGTATCTATGACCTTATAAGGTATAGAATCACCTTTTCTGTACCGATTTATGTACGCTTTTGAGTACAGAGTATCATGGATTACCTGCACCTTCTTAAACTTGGAGGTATCGAATCCACTTGTAACCCTAGGTAAATACGAAGGTTTAACTAAAAAATATAGCCACAATACGAGTAGTACTATGGCTATGAACAAAATATTGTCCTTAACGAACTTCATTATAGTTCCTCTTCTTCTTCTTTAACGAATGTAATCCCAGTAGTCCATTCCTCAAGGAATGTAAAATCTTGTAACCCATCAGGGTTAACTACATTAATCGGTGTAAACTCAAACTCCTTCTCCCCTAGTTCTTTAACTTGAGCAGTTAGTTTTTTGATGTTCTCTTTAGTAAACTTGTAACCACCTTTTTCATCCAATAATAAAATGTCTTTATCATCGGTTGATGCGTTATCAAGGCGGAGTTCTTCAACTTGGGCTTGATAGCTTTCGTGGTGGGATTTGACTTTTTCATAAATCTTTACGAGTTTTTTTTGTGTCTTACTTTCAGCGTTTCCAATAACCGCATTAATTGATGCGACTAGGGTGTTTAGTTGTTGATATTTCATTTGATTGATTTTTTTACAAATATAGTTAATTGTTATAGGTTTGGTTGTAGTAATCTTCTGCTCCTTCTACAAACTTTATTGTAGTCTTACCCATATCATAAGCATTGATTATCTGCTCTTTCTCTTTTTCAAGGAATTTAATTTTATCCTTATCAAAATTTGTCAATTCGTTAATATAATAATCCTTTTCTAAATACTCAATTAATTCTTGCATTGCTGTTTTCATAATATTGGTTTTGCCAAAATTAGTACTATTTGGTTACTTCAACAACTGTTTCAGGAACTATTGGTTCAGCAACAGGCGGAACATAATCCCCTATGATTGTAAGGTTAAGTTGGTCAGTAGATGCTGCCCAATCCCAAGCATACTCATCATCATTACCCCAACCTAAATAAGCATCCCCACTCATTGTTAAGTTACCTTGTGCTACATTAGCTAAATCACTATCTAATAATGAATAGTAAAACGATGCAGATGAACCTAGTACCCCACCGATTACATACATATTAAAGATTGTTGCCGTTACTGATTTTCCGTTTATCCAACTTTGGATAGGAGAGATTGTTTTCATTTTATTTTATTTTATATTTTTAACAATAATCATAAGTAATTCCACTAACAACACCTGATGCACTAATTGTTAATCTAGTTAAAGTTGCAGAAGGATATGCAATATCAAGTGTTGCTCTTTGAGTTCCACCGCCATTATATAAAGTTGTTTGTGCTGCGTTTGTGTAAGCTAAAGTTAATGTTGGATTTAAGTAAACAGTTGCAACAAAAGAACCCCAATTACAAACACCTGTTGTTGTAAGTAAATCAATCTTTACTCCTATATCATTTTTAACTAATATTTGTAAACTTGTTTTAGCAGTATCAATTAAGTAAATTCCATAAGCACTTGTAAAAACATAATTAGCTTCATAATAAGCCCTTGTTATTAATTGAAGTGAATCAGCAGGTTGCGAACAACCATCACACCAAGGATAACCACCATTGGTATTTAAGTTCCAAAAGTCATTCATTGCCGTTCTAGTTATGCCTTGATTTAAAGCCGTACCTGCCCAAGTTGTAGCCATATTATTTATTTTCTAGTTCTTTAATTCTTTGCTCCAATGCGTACACTTTTGCAACTAATACCTCACGATAAGATAGGCTTAACATATCATCACTACCTTTTGAAACCGCACTATCTAATATACCAACAAAATCTTGAGCATAATAACCTAATTCAACCTTTCCGTTTTTAGTGTAAAGTTTAGGAGTTATTGATGCAATACCTTTTGTTTGGTAGTTATCTTGGATAAGTGTTTTTAATCTGCTATCGGATGATTCAAAGAATGATGTTGCGGTAACTGAACTTAAGAATGTAGCTGCTGCTACGACATATATACCCGCATCAAAAGTAAATAAATTAGTACTACCTAAATAAAGACCTAAATCAGCAGTGTTTGATGAATTTCTCCATCTTATGGCGTTATCATTAGGTAATCTTAATACCCCTCCACTTGCGGCAGTTGTACCTATACTAATATTACTACTAAAGGTAGCACTTGTTCCACTCAATGCACCACTAAACCTTCCTGTACCATTAACATCTAGCTTGTAGCCTGAATCAGTTCCACTTACTCCTATGCCTAAATTTCCTGTTGAAAATAAATTCATAAGTGGAGTAAGACTAACATTTGTTCCTGCTGTTCCACTAGGTGCAGAATACCAAGTGTGATTTCCATCATATTGTTCATAATCACTAGCAGCATTTGTACTTGCATACACTCTTGCATTAGCAGATGTTGAATAATAATAGTTCATAGTCATATGAACTTCATTTGCATATCTACCCCAAATTGCACTACCAACAAATCCCACTTCTAATGCTTTACCTTGCACCCATCCCAAACTCGGTGTAACTCCTAATCCTAAATTGCCTGAAGCGGATAGAATCATTTTTGATGTACCGCTTGTAATAAAACCTAAAGCATCACTTGCAGCATTATATAATCCAGAATTAGCATTAAAAAATCTTATTGATGCACTTGTAGAAGTTCCATCTTGTGCATAGATTGGTCCACCAACTACAACACCACTAAAAGCCTCATATAAAATACTATTGCCTATTGTACTTGCACCTGTAAATTTAGGTAGGTAGTTGGTAGTTCCTGTTCCTGTTACAGGATTAGTTAAAGCACTTTGCTTATTGTTAAATGTTGTCCAATCGGCACTTGATAATGCACCTCTATTTGTTGCACTTGCAGTTGGTACATTTAAGGTAATTACAGGAGTAGTAGTTGAATTTGCAACTGTTGAACTTAAATCCGTTCCACTTGTTCCTATTGTTAAAGCAGCTACGCTTGTAACTGTTCCTACACCACTACCACCTACTAATGCTATTGTGCCTGTTGCAGCAGGGAATGTGTATTGATAAGGTAAAGTTCCACTAAAATAAAAACTATTTGAATATGTATCAAAGTCAATATTTATCCCCTTATTTCCCGAAGCCGAATAAGCAGAAAGCCCTACATATCCTGCTAAACTTGCTGAAACATTATTTTTTAATATTACCCCACCGTCAAACTTTGTAAAAGTAGAAAATGTTTTTGCACCTCCTATTGTTTCCGTGCCTGTATTATGAACAACCGCACTATCCAAAGCATAAGTACTATTATCATAGCTAATGGTAGTGCCTGTAGCCTTAACAAATCCTGTACCATTTAATTGTGGTTGTTTAAGATTAAAAGTATTCCAATCAGTTGAAGATAAATAACCATTAGTGCTTGTAGTAGCCTGTGCAATCGTTATATTAGGCGTTGTACCACCACTTGAACTCAAAGGTGATGTAGCAGTTACCGCAGTAAGATACCCTGTTAAATCACTTGTTAAAGCAACTGTTCCGTTTGCATTAGGAAAAGTAAAAGTATATCCTGTTGCAGATGGCAAAGTAAATGAATTACTAATACCACCACCACTTGTGAACTTAACCCCATTTGTTAATCCACCTAAATTCATATATCCTGCTAAAGAGTTACTTGAAGCATTTTGTAAGAATATGCCTCCGTTATTTTTAGTAGCATCATTAAAAGTCTTTGTTCCTGCTATCGTTTGAGTTCCTGTTGTAATCAATCCCCTTGCAGTTGCACTCGCATCAGGAATGTTAAAAGTATGCGTAGCAGTTGTACTTGAAATATTGAAATCACTTCCACTCGTTCCTGTTTGAAAATATTGCACTTGTGCAGTCAAACCATTCAATGCAGTAATACCTGTACTAAATGTTGTTATAATTTGACACAAATGACCATCTTGAGTATGAATAGTTGTAGTCTTACCACCGCTATTTGTAGAATATAATTTAACCGCTAACCTATCCGTCAAAGTCAAACTTGTATCAGGAACTGCCATTGCAAAAGTGTAAAGATTTAAAGCAGTACCATCGTATATAATCTCATTGCTACTTGTAGAAATCAAAGTGAAAGTCGTTCCATCGTAAACATAAAGTTCTGCGTACAATTGTGGTGTACCACCATTAGAACTCATTGAAGCGTAAATCTCATAGTTCCAATTTCCTGCTGGTATGTTTAATTGTGCAGGGTCGTTAGCATCCGTTAAGAAAGCTACTATAAAACCATCTCCTGTTTTAGCGAAATCAACCCCTGTTCCTACCACCGCAGTTTTACTCATTTCGTAATAAGTAGTACCACCAATAGTGCCTTGACTTGTTCCTCCGTTAAGATAATACGAAACCGAAGAACCGCCACCGCCACTTGAAGGAAAATCTGCTAAAGTACCATCTCCCCTGATATATTGTGAAGCAACACCTGCTCCTGTTACTGCAATCGTTCCATTAGCCGTTAAAGGGCTATTTGCGACACTAAAAGCACTCGGCATAGATAAACCTATGGAAGTGATTAAAGTAGGGAATGTGGTTAAGTTTCCTGCTCCGTTTACATATTGTAAATTAGTTCCGTTGAATCCTATGTTAATTGTTCCGCTTGTAGTAATTGGTGAGCCTGTGATATTTAAACTATCACCGCTTTCGGTAACCGCTACACTTGTAACTGTTCCTGTTGCTCCACCTGATTTCTGCCATACTGAACCTTCAGCTACGCTGCTATATATTGCTGAGTCACCGACTGCGAATGTTATAGGCGATCCGCTTCCAAAATTAACCGTACCTGCGGTAGTACACAAAAATACATCCCCCTGGTTAAAAGCACCGCCATTAGTTAATGTTGGAGTATTGGTAGCAGCGTTCCAAGTACCAAGGTACTCCATAACGCTATTTGGTAACTGAGCAACTAATATTTTACCATTAGAGTCAAGCTTTGGTACACCATTAGCCACATTAAAAGCCAAAGAGCTTAATACTCCACTTGTGCCAATAATGACATCTTGTAAATCCCTAACTTTCGCACCTCCAGTAATTTGTATTTGTTGACTCATTATATTTCTAATTAATTATTTTACAATCATTCTGACAAACTCATCCACCTCTAGTGGTCTTGCCGTTGCAAAGGTAAGAACTCCTGTGGCACTATTAAAGCTAACATTCTCATCCGTTGGTACACCGCTTGTAGCTATTAATCTAACCTCTACACCACCTCTTGTAACTGATATACAAGTAGCTCCGATTGCCCCTGCAAATGTTACACTTGTTTCACCACCTGCTGCCGTATAAGAAAAACTATTCACGCTTGAAGTTGATATTGTAGAACCTCCGTCTATAACTTGAGTTCCTGTTATTGAATAAGCACCTGTCCCTTGTAATGCCAATGAATAAGTAGATGCACCCTCTACAGGAGCACTTAAGCTAATAGATGTAATGTTAGCAGTACCACTTACTATTGAGTAGCCATAGGTATCACTAGCATCTGCATTGTCATTGTCTATAGAGAATCTAACATCTATTGAAGCTCTGTCTAATTGCTTCTGCATTAAAGCAAGATAGGAGTAACCACTTAAGGCTATAAACCCATCACAATTAACTGTCCAAGATGTAATGTCATTTTTAAACTCTCTGAACCAAGCTGATGTCTGAGAGGTTACTTCTACTTGTTCCGTAGATGCCTCAAATGAGCAACTTGTAGAAGCTCCCATTGGAGTTCCTAGTGGTATGGTTGTAGTTACTTGAGCTACATTGCTAGATTGAGTATAAAGGGTAATTTGGTTGGTAGTTGTACCTGCGTAAATAACCTTAATTAGAAGCCTATCTGTGGCAGCTATAGTCGTTTGAGTGACTGTCATTGTCGTAGAATATAAGGTCTTTGGTAGGGCCGTAAGAGTGGTTGCTGCCGATGTAAACAATAAGGTCGCAACACTACCGTTATATTTATATAATTCGTACTGAACCTGAGCACCTGCAAAGGCAGTTAAAATAGAATAGTAAGCACTAAAAGTCCAAGTACCTGCTGGTATGGTTGTAACACCAGGATCAAGAGCATCCGTAATAAACGAAGCTATTGTACCTGCTCCTGTTTTATTAAAGTCAACTGAAGTACCTGCTACTTGGCTTCTGCTTAATTCCTTACACACAATACTATCAAAAGTGCCTTGTGCAGTACCTCCATTAAAGTAATAGATAGCGTTGCTATCATATTCATATAAAACTATATTCGTTCCGTTTATTACTGATGCCATAATTAAAATATACTTGTTTGAGGAATGTATTTATTTACTCTTGTGCACTCAATCTCTGTATTAGATATCTGTAACAATGTAGCACTTGCCGTATTGGATGGGTACGATATTGTAGCGTTACCTAACATATAAGATTTTGAGCTAATGTTTATACTTGCAGGATCTGTGTCTGTTGCAAAAATAAGCTTTGATGCGTTTAATGTTCTATGGTTGGTATTTGAAGTATAAAACTCACTTAAACTGCAATCCACATTTATTATGTTTAATGCGTATGTATTTACATATTGCTGAACAATTAATTCAGATAAGGTATAAAATTCACCTGCTGGATCAAACCCATATCTATACCAACCTGATGCAACGGACTTATCGGTTAGTACAAGAGCACCTTTTGCTGAAGGATAAAAAGATTGGCTACCACTACTACCATAAGGTAAGCTTATTGTTTTTGTATATTGATCAGTTTCAACCAATGTTCCTGTAAGTTCGTATGCAGAAATAGTTGACTTTATTTTTAACACAAAGTTTGTTAATGTTACAATGCTAATGCCTTCCGATATTCTATATGCAAAGCTAAGAGGGCCATCACCTGGGAATATTGCCGTTTTTAAGTCTAATACAAAGTCCTCTGACGCTCCAGTTGTTTTAGGATTATAAACAGTATATGATGTAGCCGTTGTTTGCCATTCAGCGTCATTGTTTAAATAATATATTAAAGAACCTGTATTTATTGTAATGTCTATAAATCCTATAGGTGTAGCTTGAGATGGTGCACCTGTTAAAATATTTAATTGTAACGAATCCCCTGTTGTTACATAAGGATTAGAATTAGCATCCAATGTTACCGATGCAGTTCCTGCTGGGCCACCTGATGGAGCATTTAATTCAAAATAGAAAGAATCAAAAGTAAGATTTGTTTGCAATGTACAACTTCCATCTCCAGTTGATGCTCTTGTCCAATATGTAGCCTCTGTGCCATTATTAATTTTTAAGTCACCATTTGGAAGATAATTATCGGCAATTTCTACACTTCCTTCTGCTATGATTTTATAAAACCCTTTCTTTATTACTTTAAGTTGGCTATTGTCAATAAAATATAATCCTGATGTATTGCCCACATATGGCTGAATAATAGAAGATGTGTTTATTATATTACCATCTCCATTATTTACCCTAAGTCCTGTAGAAGCATATTCTGAATAATAAGCGTTAATAGTTGCAAATTCATTTATAGCAACTATCCACCATTTTGCTTTAGCTTGAAATACCCTACACCCAAAAGACCTTGCTATATTAGAAATAATATCTAAGCAATTAGTATAATTATATTCATCTTCTAAAAGTGACCTATAATTTAAACAAGCTTGGTCAAATGGATCTGCATATAATTGAGTAGCTCTAGTATACATATCATTTGAGTAATAAGAACACATTGTTATATAATTCCTATCATTCTTAAAACCAATACTATTAAAACAAGCCCTAAAAATATCCTTTAAGAGTATTATATCATTTACACCATAATTTGCATTTTCTGATACAAACTTTATATCCTTAAGCATACCTAACCCATCTGTAGCATTAAATGCTGCTATCTTTCTACCTGTAGAATAAGATATCTGAACATCATCATTTATCACAAAACCAACCCATTCTATAACAGAATTTACATACATTTCAACATATGTAAATCTATCATCGATATCAGTAAAGTTTATAATGTCAGATAAGTCATCAGTAAAGTCAATGGTTATTCCTAATTGTGAGGCTATTATAGGCTCATACGGATCATCAGAATTTGGGATATACTGTAAGTTGACATCAACCCCTTGAAGGTCTATAATAGCACCTGTGTAGGCATCTTGCCATATCTTAAGCTCTACATCTTTGTTTGCTCTTGTTGCAAATAATACTGAATATTTTTGTCCGTATGCCATTATCCTCTTCTAAGTTTTAATGATGAATTAGACCTTTGTATAGCCAAAATTAAATCATTGCCTCTTAATACAAACTCTCCACTTCCGCTACCGCTTCCAATCATTGACTTAAGCTTATCTAATGGAGCAACTACTTCAGGATTCGTTTTAGCACCAGGATACTCACCCATTAATCCCATTGTTGGGCCACTAACTATACCACCATTAGCGAATAACTGAGAACCTAATCCCATACCACCGCCAACTAGGTTACCAAACATTTTCATTGCACCACCAGCTTTAGCTAGTTTGCCTTGACCTCCTGGTAATAATGATATAATGGCAACTGCAATAGCTGCTGCTATAGCTACCTTAATTAACTTTTTAATTATATCCTCAAATGCTCTTGATAATACTTCTCCTATACTTGCTCCCTTTTCTAATAACATATCTAAAGCAGGGCCTAATGCGTTCATTAAGCCAATGCCTATTTTAAGCAATTCTGCCGTAACTGCTTTTGTTTCAGCTAATACTGTTTCATTTGATTTTTTCCTAAGTTCTAATATTGCATCTATGTATTCAGATAGTTTTACACTTCCATCCATAAAGCCTTTATCTAATGCCATCCGCATATTCTCTTCAGCTAACTTTATTTTATCAAAACTACCTTCCGCTTCACTTACTTCTAATTGGTATTGTTCCCTTAAAAAAGCAACTCTGTCTTTTGATGCCTTCTTTTCATAAGCCATCTTATCTTTAAATGCCTTTGCTGCGTTTGACGGATCTAATGCAGGTTCTGCAACATATGTCGTTTCTCCGCCTGATGCTGCTAGTCTTTTAGCTACATATGTGGCCAACTTAGCTGCTTCTTTTTTAGCATTATCGCCTTTTTTCTTTATAGCACTACTGTCTAAAGATTGTGCATCTGCATTTTTATTAGCTGCATCAGTATTTTCATTAAGCTTTTCAGTATATAGCTTTATGTTTAATTGTGACTGATTTATTTCTTTTGCTTGTTTAGAAAATGCACTTGTTACTATATTTGATGCAGAATTAAATCCAAGCATACCACCTGTGGCTAATCCATAAACAGTACCCATAAATCCAAGGTTTTTAACAACCTCTTCTCCTTGCTGATTCTGTAGTTTAAATATTTTAGTTTCTTCTTCTGCGATTAAACTAGCGTAAGCAGTTGCCTTTGCTCTTCTTATTAAAGCGTTTGATATTTTATCATAGACCAAAGCCAATTTATCGCCATCTTGTATATCTAATTTTTGTAATTCAATGTTACCTTGATATTCTTTTTTTAATGATGCTAAAGCCCTTTCTCTTTCACTTGTGCTTTTTGTAGTATCATTTATTATTTTAAGCAATGACTGGTCTGCTGCTATTTGAGATTTAGCTTGTCCTATGTTTGTAGCCAATGTTTCATTCATCTTCTTATTGGCTATAGACAAATCATTTATACCATATATTAATTGAGTTATTTCTTTTTCATAAGCAGTCGTGATTGCAATTAATACAGAAAACCCTAAATAAATAGCTCCTGTTGCAGCAGCAAAACCACCAACCAGAGCAGGTAAGTTATTTTGAATACCTCTAAACCCATAAGGTAAATCTTGAACAACTAAAGCAATATTAGTCCATTGTTGGCTAGATTTTTTAACAGTATTTGCACTACTTTGAGTAGCGGCATTATTTCTATTTGTTGCTTGTGTACTTTTATCTAAACTAGCTGCTAACCCATCATATTGTGCTTTTAATTTTTGTACTTCTGGGTTCATTGCTTGTAACCCTGTTGCCATTAATTGATCCATTGCTCTCTTAAGAGCATTCATTTTGTCTTTAACAACATTAGTAGTATCGCCAAATAATTCAGCCATACCATTAATCCTATTAAATTCTTTATTTAACCCACTAGCAATTCTTTTAAAATCGCTTTCAAAAGCAGTAGCAACTTTAGCCATTTTTAAAAATGCACCTTCAGCTTCTTTAAAATCTGCCGTAATCCTAATTTTCATTAAATCATCTGCTGCCATTATATTGTCGGTTTAACGATTTTATATTTATTTAACACATCCTTAAGCTCATCTTCTGTCATCACTCTTTGCTTCACAAAGTTACGAGTATCGCAGTCTAATTCAATAAGCTCTTGTGGCTTAACTTTCTTACCCTTAGGTAACTGAATATTAATTAGTAAAGTTGTCTGCCACCTAGTTCTAACCCACTCTTGTTCTTCTTGATGTCTATATCCGTACCACACAAAATCTAATTCAGCCATGGTCATCTCCCAAAACAAATGGGGAAGCACTTTGCACTCCCCCATTGTATATCTTTCTATGTCAATCCACTCTAATTTTTTTTTACTACATCTTTTTTACTTGACTTTGTTGGCTTATCATCTATACCGCTATTCATACTATCTGAAAGTGCTGCCATTACCTCTTGAAACTTATTACCACCCATTCCACCCATATCATCTATCCAATCACACACTTCCATCTCTGTAAAGCTTGGAGTGATTCCTTGAGAATACAATGGGTATTCAGCAGCCGATTTTATCAAGTTAACAATAGCATCAAGCGAATCTTTACCGCTTAAAGCTTCTCCTATGTCAGAAGGCCCTATGCCTTGTAATTGACAGAATCTTTTAAGACTCCAAGTACAAAAACGCATCGGTATCTTCTTTCCATCGGAAAGAGTTAATTCAAATTGTCCTCTCATATGTTTGGTTTGTTTGGTTTGTTTTTACTATGCGTTAGTACCTGTAGCTAAAGCACCTGTTCCTTTGAAAGATACTGAATAAGTGGCTGCGTTTTCCATATCGGCAGTTATATCAACACTTTCAATAAAGGCTTGTCCAGACCAATATACATCACCAGTGTTAACGGTAGATGCACTTGATACTGTAGTAAACATTACTGTAACAGCAGTTCTAGCGGTTGCTAAAATCATTAACTCATCTGTGCTTACATAAGTTGCAAGAACTCCTGGTGCAACTGTTGATAAACCGTCTGTTGTTACAGACCATGATCTTTGTCCACCAATCTCATCTGCCCATCCACCTGATTGTTTTGTAGATGCATCTGGAGCATCTATTGCCAAACTTAAAGAACAAGATGTAGAGTGCCCTAATACTTGTCCATTGACTAGAACTACTAATGAAGTTCCGTTAAATAATCCTACTGTTGCTGCCATTTTATTTTATTTTATATTATGTTATTTGATTCACGAAATGTTCCATTGTTATCACCCTTCTAAACACATATGCCTCATCCACATAGTCAAAGGTAGCAATATTACTACCAATCTTACAAGTCACTATTTTAAAGTCAGGTGCAGTACTAGGATAATCTTGAGGTCTAACTCCTACTATGTTTAATAATTCATTAGCATAAGTATCAACAGTTTTCTGCCCTACTTCTCCTGCTTTAAAAGTCCTATAAACTATGTCAAATTGGATAGTAACATCAAATGCAAATGTTTGCTTGTTGCTATTGTCCACTTGTGTCTGACTACTTATAATCAAAAAAGGCGGTTCTACTGTGTCAGGTGCTATGGTATCATAAGCAGCTAATGAGTAGGAAGCCGAGATAAACTTATCGTAATAAGCTTTCCTTAATGTATATCCGCAGTCCTTCATTTTGGTACAAATTTAATGAAATATATTTATATTTCTTTTTACTTGATTTTAAATGCTCTAATCCTTTTTAATGCCTTCGAGTACTCTATTTCAAAGTTAGAAAACAAGTATGATCTATATGGCATATTGTTATTTCTTAAATTATTCCCTCTAAATATAGAAGCATATGGCAAAATATTCTTGTTTGTTATGTTATACTTTCTATTCGGAACTCCAAACCCATTTCCTGTACCAAACTCTACATAAGGGCCATATTTTGCATTAACTACAACCTCTGCAAAATTTCCATTATAAGGCATTGAATTAATACTTCTTGACAAGAATCCTGTTCTTTCATACGGCTTCTTTGCTTTACTTGGAAGATATGGAAGGTCGGCTGCATCGCTTCTAGCCTCTTGAGCTATATCAGCAACCATTACATTTAATTCATTGATAGCGTGTTGCTTAAACTGCTCATAACCTGTCGCAAACTTTCTTTTCAAGGCCTCTATGCCTCTTACTTTTAAATCCATTACTTAAGTGTTGAACAACCTATTAAATAATATTGATTCAAGTCGGCTTCGTTGATAATAGAGTTAATCATATAAGTCCTTGACTTCCAAGTTATTACAAGAGCATTAGTAAATGTCTTGCCTGTTGTATATCTAATCCTAAATGTAACTCCATCATTAAGACTATCTCTACCTGCTATATTAGTCCTAGAATTGGTATTAGTGACCAATTCAGCCCAGCAAACATAGTATGATACCAAAGTATTGACAAACCCTCCTGCACTATCAGAAACGCTTGTTTTAGTATTAAATGTAATCCTATTTCTTAATTGTCCTATCATTAGAAGATAATACTTACCCTTTTGTAAGGTTTCATTAGTTCGTAAGCCGTTGTTAAGTTAGCTGAAGGCTTAGAGCTTTCAACACTTGATTCTCTGTATTCGTACAAATCGCCTACCATCTTCAACAAAGCCGTTTTCATAGACTCTGGAGTAGTGGCATATCCACAAGTATAAGTGAATCTAAAGTCACTCATAAGAGGTGAATTAAAGTAAACCTTTTTGTAGGTATCACCTATAACTCTATAATCCCCAAGTACCATTGCTACCCAATCAGCACCATCCCAATACTCTACCAATGTAATACTGTTTATAGGAGCATAAGGAAGCTCTATAAACTCATCTACATAAGCTACTACCTTTAGGGTTCTAGCAGTCATAGCAACTGAAGCGTACTGTTCTAATCTGATCCTAGCGGTTTCTATAAGGTTAGTAATCAAAGTATCATCTTCGCTATAATCTACTCTTAAATAATCCTTTGCGGTCTGTAAGGTAACGATTGTTGCCGAAGGGGCTACTGTAGTCGTTACATCTCTTAGTATCTGCATTATGCTAATTTTTACAAAAATAACTAAAATTTAGTGTAAACAAAAAGGGATAGCTTTCTAGGCTATCCCTTGTATTGTAAATCTAATTAAAGATTAAGCAACATTACCAAAATCACCATAAATAAACGCACCTGCGTAATAGATAGGTAAAGCGATACGAGCTTCAACTCTTACAGTAATCATGTTCTTTGTAAAGTTATCAGAATCAAATTCAGAGAATTGAACTGAGATACCTTGATTTTGCATGATTTGAGCACCCATAGACCAGTCACCTACTACAAACTTATCTACTGCGATTGCAGTTGATTTGTAAAGAGGGATACCAGCGATAGATACACTACCATCAGTTGTAACAACTGTAGAAGCAGGTAAAGTGTAAGCAGAGTTAGTATTCTTAGTATTCATGATAGCAGCCCAATCAGTTGGGTTAACTAAAATACCTGTTGCAGAATAGTTAGAAGTTTCTAACTGAGCAATAGCTTGAACTAATTGCTCAACATCTACAGTAGCAGCACCAGTTGCAGCAGTAGCTACAGGAAGGATACCTTGTAAATTAGGAGCAGTACCATCACCACTTAAGATTTGAGCATCTTCAGCAACTAAATACTTCTCTAACAAACGAGATTGTAAGAAAGAAGTCATAGCAGGTATATCATCTAACATTTGGCGAGAGATACGAACATAACCAGCGATGTACTGAGCTGCTGCATCTTTCATTGTAATATCAAAATCAACTTGAGCTTTAGAAGAACCTTGAGTTTGAGCTGCTGGAGCACCTTCTCCACCACTTTCATAAGGGAAAGTAAATAAACCTTGAGATAAACTACCGATTGGTAATAAGCTTCTCATATGCACTTTACGACTAGGTAAAGCATATACTTGATTAGCATATTGACGAGTGATGTCACCTGTAAGGTTAACCGCTTCTGTCATATTACCAACTGCTTTTGTATCCAAGATAAAGCTTGAACGCTTTTGTTCACCACGAGCTAATTTCGCTAAGCTATCACCATTTTGTTCGATAGCTTCTGCAAGGGTAGCATTAAACCCTTTTACTTCTGTTTGATTCATTTTAACACGATTTTGTTTTGCTTCCAATTTTTCTATTTCATCCTTAACAACTGTAATTGAAGCTTTTGTAGCTTCTAATTCAGCCTTTACGCTTTCTAATGCACTAGCATTATCAGCCTTTGCACTTTCGATTGCTCCGTTTACTTCGGATTTGATGCCTTCGAACGCACTTTTAATTTCTTCTACCATTAGTTGAAAATTTTAAATGATTGTAAATATTTGTTTACCTCTAGTTCAACGGAAATCATCGGATCAGCTTCCTCAGTTGGCAATGCTTCTTCAGCGGTTGGCTCAGGAGTGATTGAAGGTTCATCTTCCATCTCAGATAGATATTGTTGTAATTGCTTGAGTTTAAGTTCTAACAACTCAAAAGTTTCATCAGTAAAGTGTCCATTTCTCAATGACTTAATGGTTTTACCCATCTCATCAACTAGAGTTGACTTAATCTGACTTTTAACTCCTACTGTTGGTGTATTTGCGTTTGCACCCCACAATACTGAACTTCCCTCAAACAATTTTATTTCATTGATTTCATTGTACCCTGATTTCTGTTGTGACTTAATAGTCTGAAATCCGATACTGTGTTCTGTGATATGACCATCTTTATATAACTCATACAAGTCATTACCTAAAGTCGTATTAGGTATCTTAACACTTGCCTTTAAACCATAAGCATCTTCCATCATCTCATATGGCTTAGCAATAGGCTTGTCTGTAGAGTGGTTCATTAGATGCCAAATTCTATTTTTGGCTTGTGGGCCATTTTCTTTTAGTGTTTTAGTAAATGCTCCTGGTGTGATTATATCACCATCGGAATCTACATTACCAAAAGCAGAGTAGTACATAGTAATAACTCTACTTCCATCCTCCATATCTATTGGAGAACCTTCAATCGACTTCTTGTTATAAAAATTACTCATATTTATTTGTTTAAGCGACATACACCGTGCAGCATCGGCAGTTGCAGTTATTAGCTGCTCCACCACTTGCATCATGTGCATATTGCATTTCAATTACACCGTAGTTAGGAGTGTTTACCATGAATGGTTGATTCACAGGTATTCTTACTCCACCATCATCAGGGTTCGTTTGTTTGTCTAATGCTAGATGCCAAGTTCTTGGACTACCAACATATTCAGCGTGAACCCATTGTTTTAGCAAAGGTATATTAATTCCTTGTGTTGCCCCAATCGCACCTGTGCTTAAAGCTTGATGAGATTCCGTTCTTGCTATTAATAAACTCCTTGAAACATTTATCTTCCCTTCTCTAAGAAGCTGAATAGCCATTGCGTTTGTTTCGTTTGTAGAAAGGTTATTAGCCCTTCCATAAGCAATAACATTATTTAGTATCTTGGCTATCTCGTTATCAGTTGTGTTTTGTATTCCGTACATTTTTGGGCCACTAATCGAAACCCAATACGACAACATAAACGCTAACCACTCATCCATTATGTTTAACGGATCAAGGTCAAAATCTTCAGCTTTTTTATCCTTGTCAAATATCTTCTGATACCTCATAGCAGTATAGCCACCAGTACCTTCGTACAAAGTTCGTAAAATATTGCTAATCTTATCTTGGTTGAAAAATGTCTTGTTATAGTTAGCTAGTTGGAATACACCCATCTCTTTTACCAACTCCGCAGCTTTGTTGAAATCACTTTGTAAGGCCTTTTCTATTTGTGGCCTAAACTCCGTGATGGACTTCCTCGCTATGGTTTGTTGCAAATTGAATTGCTGAGAAGGTTGTAATATCTTGGACATCCATATTATTTTACAGG